TAACAACACCACACGTTCTAATAAATTGACGGATCAAGTATTTTGGTACAAAGCCGATGCACACAATGCATTCAAATTAGGTAGCAAAGAATTTTGGGATTTGTCCAAGGATATTCAATCAGATGACGAAGAGGAAAAATATGATCCCAATAATGCGAAAAAAAGAGGAAGTGGTCAAAAAATCAATGTGAAAAAAAACAAATGGTAAAATGAATGCTAGAGCTAATGGTTGGTGATCACTAATCACACAAAATATAGTATATTGATAAATAATTATATCAATATAATATAAAAATGAGTTTTTTTTCAAGAGTATTCAAGAATAGTAAAAAAAGTAAAATAAAGGATGATGAAGAAAGACGTATTCAACAAATTCGAGATCAAGATTTTGAACAAAGAATGCAACCAAAAATGCAAACAAGAAAAAAGGTATCTTCATCATACAATATAAATCCAGCTCTTCCCTATACAACAAAACAAATTCCTGAAATGCCTACACCTACAAAAATAATGTCCACACAAGAAAGAATAGATTCCTTGAATAATCAAATTATACAATATCGTAACCAATTAAATAATAGATATCTCACTACCAAACAACAACAGGATATTTTGAGAGAAATAACAAGAATAGACCAATTAATAGATCAATTAAGAAGAAAAGGGGGTAGAAAGCAAAGCAAAAAAAGAACCAAAAAAGGTGGAAATAAGCAAATCAAAAAAGGAAAATCTAAAACAAGAAAATCTATTTTTTGGTAGAAAAAGGACCACTCACTAATTCACTTTGTCCATAATCTGATTTCCCTACAACTATGTTTTCACCTTCAAACAACTCTTTACGAATATCTGCCACTGAAATACCATCCCCTTCTTTTTCAATACTATTGAATGTATTTTCTTGCGTATTCATATTGGAAATACCAATCAAATTTCCGTCTTCGTCAATCGTCTGTGTCAATGTAGCACCCGTTTTTTCTGCCTTGGCAATATTGTCTTCAATCGCCTTTTTCTTTGATTCTTTGACTCGATCATCAAAAGCGGTCTTGGCAAAAGTATCGTTTTTGTTCTTTTCACTCATCAACTGATTCAACTCTTCCTCCATATATTCGACACGTCCTGTTTTATATGCTTCTGGGTGCCAAGGCATCCACAATCCTATAGGACCTACAAAGACATCATGATGTGGATCAATTTCTCTCAACATTTTACATCTTAATTCTGCTTCTTCTATAGTAGGATACACGCCACGCACCTTTAATCCACGTGTAGACGTTTGGAAATTGTATTTCACATTGAAATTGTTTTCTAATTCTTCCTCATTTTGATCCATGAATGTTTTATAGTCATCTTCCAGCGAACTCGCTTTGATTAAATTTTCTTGTTCTTCCTTGTTGAATTCTTTGAAATCATCCATAATATCATTGAATGTCAACTTGTATTTATAAGACAAAAAATTCAAAAATTGAACAAATTTTTCCATCGACTTGGAAAACTCCCACTTATTTAGGAACTGCTCAAAAAAATACAATTCCTTCTGTTTTAAAATTTTTTCAGGTGAAACAAAAGATACACACACAAATTTTTGCCCTGCCAAGGGTTTATCCTCCTCCAACAAATCTACATATTTAGGATTTGGAAGTCCCTTTTCTGTCACTTTTCTCTCAAAAGACAACGAAGAATCTTTAGATACGGATTTTGTATTTTTCATTTTTTGTATATTTTATTTAGAATTTTTTAAATCATTTTAAACTAATATATTTTTTTCTTATTTATTAATATAAATGTTTGATATTGCAGAACTTATCAAAAGAGTCATCAAATACTTAGTCATGGGTTTGATGATTGCTCTAGCTTCCTTTTTGGTGCCTAAAAAGGCAAAGGCTTTGGATCTTGAAGAAATCGTATTGATTGGTCTATCGGCTGCAGCAACATTTTGTATTCTTGACGTTTATTTACCCAGCATTGCAGTAAGCACCAGACAAGGTGTCGGTCTAGCTTTGGGAGCAGGATTAATTGGAGGCATTCCTATCGCTTAAGTGCAACCATCCAATAAAATATAAAAATACATAATTATAAAATTTTTTATGTATTTTTAAAAAAATTGAAATCTATTTCTTATATCAATACAATTTTATACATGCAAAATTTGAGTTATTGCATAGAAATTAAGCCGAATAGAATATGCAATTTTGAAGATTGTCAAAAAAGAGCCTCTTTTCATTATGAAGGAAATTCAAAAGGTTTGTATTGTAGTATTCATAAATTGGAAGAAATGATAGATGTTATATCAAGAAAATGCTTATTCGAAGAATGTAAAACACGTCCACATTTCAATTATGAAGGAGAAAAACCTTTGTATTGTAGTATTCATCGTTTAGAAGGAATGGTTGACGTAATAAACAAAAAATGTCATTTTCAAGGATGTAAAACACAACCGAGTTATAATTATGAAGGAGAAAAACCTTTGTATTGTAGTATTCATCGTTTAGAAGGAATGGTTGATGTTATTAGTAAAATGTGTAAAAATGATGAATGTAAAACAAGACCACATTTTAATTATGAAGGAGAAAAACCTTTGTATTGTAGTATTCATCGTTTAGAAGGAATGGTTAATGTTAGTAGTAAAACTTGTGAATATGAAAATTGTAAAACTCAACCCACCTATAATTATGAAGGTCAAACTATAGGTAGATTTTGTTCAGTTCATAAATTGCAAGATATGATTAACGTAAAATGTAATACTTGTGAATATGAAAAATGTAAAATACAACCAAGTTATAATTTTCAAGGGAAAATAAAAGCAAGATTTTGTTCAGTTCATAAATTAGAAAATATGATAAACATAAAAGACAAAACGTGTGACAATGAAAATTGTAATAAAATCCCAAATTATAATTTTCAAGGAAAGTCGCCTTTATTTTGTGTAAGTCATAAACAACATGACATGATAAATGTTAGAAATAAAACAACATGTGTATATGAAAATTGCATTAAACGACCCACATTTAATTATGAAGGAGAATCAAAAGCACTATTTTGTGCTACTCATAAACAACCCACTATGATTGATATAAAGAATAGAAAATGTGAAAATGACTATTGTAATAAAATTCCAAGTTTTAATTTTAAAGATGAAAAAAAAGGCAAATATTGTAATCTACATAAACTTGAAAATATGGTCAATGTTAGAAACAAAACATGTATAAATGATTGGTGTTCAACTTTTCCTAAAAACAACAAATACGATGGATATTGTTTGTTTTGTTATATCCATTTGTTTCCAGACAAACCCTTATCACGCAATTACAAAACCAAAGAATTTGCAGTCGTAGAATTTGTAACCTCTGCTTTTCCTGAATTGTCTTGGATAGCCGATAAAAAAATACAAGATGGATGTTCCAAACGTAGACCCGATTTATTGTTAGATTTGGGTTATCAAGTCATTATTGTAGAAGTCGACGAAAATCAGCATATTGATTATGATTGTTCTTGTGAAAACAAGCGTATTATGGAGCTTTCACAAGATGTTGGTCATCGTCCCATTGTGTTTATTCGTTTCAATCCTGATGATTATATGGATAAAGACATGAATATCACTTCCTGTTGGGGAACCAATCAAAAGGGAATATGTATTGTTAAAAAATCGAAAAGAAAGGAATGGAATGATAGATTACAAGCCTTGCAAAATCAAATTATTTATTGGACAAACACTGAAAACAAAACCAATAAAACGATTGAAATCATACAATTGTTTTATGGTGATTGATTAAATGTATAATACACCCTTTTTATTTTTCCCTACTTAAACTCAAAAATGTTTGAAATAATCAAATACATATACAAGCAAAAGAAACAGATACAAACTCAAAACAATATTACTATATTGTGTCAATTGAAATTTCCATTTTTTCCATAATGGATTCGATTCCGCAATATAGTATCTACCTTTTTCACCACATTTGGTTTCATCCAATCGACATATATCTGTATATCGATAATCAATTTCACCTGTAATAATATCTTTTTTACCGAATTTATTACAACGACTAAATTTATCTTCATACTTATCACTTGTTGGTTCATAAAATTTACAAGATGTGCATGACGGGTATTCTAATTTTTCGATAAAGACATCCTTTTCCATAATCTTGTTTATTTTAGGTAAATGTTTTGGTAAAGAGGTAGATTTTCCAAAAAAATGCAATAACAACAAACCATTCAATATTCCAATAAAAATCATGTGTATATCAGTATACTCTAATTATATGAAATTGTATTTATATTGTTTTTAACATTGTTTTTATAAATATAATTATCAATGACTGCATAATGACTACATATTTTGTCTTACTCAAATAGTTGCAATATATTCCCAATCTTTTTCAAGACAAATCTTTTTCCAAATGGCATCTTGTTCAATCAATTTGTCTCGGTCTTTCAACATGGGTATTTCTGCCAGATATTGTGTCTCTCCAATCAATTCAAACAATTTATACAATACATAATAATAATGTAAAAAATTGACTCGATAATCGGGACAATATTTCGCATAAGGATATTGAATTTCCATGAAAAAATTACACAATATTTCTTCCAATTCTTGCGAAATTGTCGGTGGTTTGATACCCAATTTGTTTTTAATAAAATTGATGTGTTCATAGTATTTGTTGTATGAAAGTTTCTTCAAAAGTGTTTTGGTTGTATAATAATTGAGAGAACTCATGTCGATTCTCTCTTTTTTGATTTGTAATTTCAAATTTTCAATGACTTCATCCGGTATTTGTGTCGTTTCTTTTCCTTGAAATTGAGCCAAGATTTCTTTGAAATGATTGATTTTCTTGTAGGCATAAAAACAAACTTCTTTGGGTGGTTCTTTGTAGGAAGGTTTTTCGTTTTCAATCAAATATTGGAAATTTTTGGAACAATGATTGCATATTAAAAATCCTTCTTCTTCTACTGCAATCAATTCACCCTTGTAACAAGATTGACAAATATCCACAGGAGTCAGAAA